GGGGCGGCAACGCCCCAGGCCTCGGCTATGGGAGCGGCCATGCTATCGACAAAGAACGCCGGCGCGCTCGCCGGCAAGAACGCAAGGAGCGAAAACATGAAACCGAGAAAAATGGTGCCGGTGCGCGTGCTCCGCTCCACCGTCGCGAGCGGCGTCAACCTGGCCGAGAGCACGACGGCCGAGATCAGCCCGACAGATTTCCGCGTCCTCGAGACCCTGGGCAAGGTCGAGCTCGACGGCGAGGCCCTCGAGGCCGACGCCCGAGAGAGCGAGAAGCCCGAGGGCGAGCTCGCCGAGGATTCACCCGTCGAGGCCCTCGAGCTCGGTGACGGCCCGGTTGCCGGACTCCACGAGGCCGGCCTGGCCGAGCTCGGCGCGCTTGCCGACTTCATCGCCGCCGGCGAGGACCTCACCAAGATCGAAGGCGTCGGCAAGGCGACCGAGAAAAAGATCGTCGCCGCGCTCGAGGCCGCCGGCCTGATCGAAGGCGAGGCCTAGCGTGCCGTTTACCGAGGATCTCGCCCCATTCTTCGACTCCGATGAATTCGGCTCCACCGTGACGCATGGTGCAACCACATTCGTCGGGATTTTCGACAATGGATTCAGCGAGGTCCTCGGCGCGGCGAGCTCTCACCCGACCCTGACTTGTAAGACCTCCGACGCCCCGGCCGTCGGCGAAACGATCACGATAGCCGGCACTGATTACACGATCATGGTTCACGAGCCCGACGGCGTTGGCGTCACTGTCCTCGAGCTCGAGGAGGCCTAGCGTGCTCACGATCAACGTGAAGGGCGACATGCGGCGAATCCTACGCCATGCCGACGCCGTACAGCGGCGGCACGTGCCGGCCGCCACCGTGCGCGCCCTGAATCGCACAATGAGCTGGGTTCGGACACAGGCTAAGCGCGAGGGCGCGGCCGCGCTCAAGGTCCCCGTCGGCCACGTCAACCGGCGCATGAGGTCTTACAAGGCCTCGAAAAAGAATCGCTCCGCGCTTCTCACCTTCATCACCGGCGGCATCAGCGCGGCGACCCTCAAGCCTCGACAGACGAAAAAGGGAGTAACCGCCGGCCGGCACCGCTTCGCCGGCGCCTTCGTCGCCAAGGGCATCGCCGGCAAGACCGTCGTGTTCAAGCGCAAGGCCCCGAGCCCCTATCCGCTCGAGGGTAAGAAGATCGACACCGGCCCCGCCGTGCGGCGCATTACAAACGTCGTGCGGGACTCGAGCCGTGATCGGTTCAACTTCGAATTCGAACGAGACCTTAAAGCAAGGATCAAGGGTTATGGCGCACGCTAGGCAACAGATTCGCGACGCCGTCGTTGCCGCGCTCACGACGGCCGCCATTGCCGGCGGCCGCATCTATAGCGGCCACGTTTACCGGCTCAGTACCCTCCCAGCGGTCAACGTCACGACGCCCGCCGAGGAGCGCGACGAGGACAAGAGCGCCAACGATGCCGACGCCTTCGCCGTCGTCATCGCCGTCAACATTCACGCGGCCGCCGCGAGCGATCTCGATGACACGCTCGACGCGCTGGCCGCCGCGATCCATCAGACCATGGCCGGCGATAGCACCCTCGCCGGCCTGGTTACAGTGCTTTCGCTACTCGAGACCGAGACCGAGCTCGAGGATGAGGCGAAAACGCCCCATGGGCGGCTCACGATGCGCTGGGGCGCGCTTTACCACGTGAGCCCGACGGACCCCGAGAGTCTCGTTTAACGCAGGAGGACGCACATGGGACTGTTTCACGGCAAAAACGGCTCGGTCGATTTCAACTCGATCACGGTTGGAAGCGCCAAGAGCTGGTCATATGAGGAAACCGCCGAGCTCGCCGATAAGACGGCGATGGGCGACACGACCAAGAGTTACTCGACCGGCGTGACCGACGGCTCCGGTTCCATCACGTGCGTTATGAGCGCCGTCGATGGCTCGGCCCAGGATACCGGTCAGGCCGATATCGACGTCGGCGACGAGGTCACGCTCATCCTCTACCCGGCCGGCAACACGTCCACTTACTCTAAGTGGGAGGGCACCGTCACCGTCACCGGCGTCAGCCGCAGCGCCGACCTTTCGAGCATGGGCGAGTTCTCGTTCACGTTCCAGGGCGGCCTCACCCAGGGCACCGTTACCTAGCAGGAGGTTTAGGAAATGTCGAGCAGGCCCGACGTTAACAGCATCGCAACGGCACACTTTCGCGAGGTCATGGGAAACGTGCGCGTCATCGACGCCCCGGAATGGGGCTTGACTGGCGAGCACGCTATCCACGTTTGGCCGGCCACGCTCACCGAGCTCCAGCGGATCAACCGCAAGGCCGGCGCGAATAACAACAACCTCGAGCTCCTGGCCGAGACTCTGATCGTCCGCGCTCGGTTCGCCGACCGCACCCCGATCTGGCAGGCCGGACACCGTGCCGTCATCATGCACGAATTCGATCCCGACGTTGTTGCTCGAGTCGTCGCCGAGATCAACGACGACCAGGCCGGCGGCACGGCGGCGGGAGGGGATTCGGGAAACTGATAATCGGCGGCGAGCTCGTCGTCACACTCGAGGAGCTCGCCGCCATAACCGCCAGTCTCACGACGATCAGCGACGCCGCGATATTGAATCTATACGGCTTCGCCGAGATCCTGGGGCGCACCGTTGACGAGCTTGCCGACGTAATGACCCCGTCCGAGCTCGTGAGCTGGGAGCACATCAAGGCCGAACAGCTCAAGCGAAAGGGCAGGCTATGACCGTCAGAGCGCGCTATAGGTTCGACGCCCAGGATGGGAGCAAGAGAGCTGTTCGGAGCTTTCGCAAGAATATCCTGAGCGCCGATCGCGCCGTCGATGGACTGAAAAAGCGCCTCGTCGGCATGGCCGGCGCCGCCGGCCTGGGCCTGGTCGCTCGCGAGGTTGTCAAGACCGGCGTGAGCTTCGGCCGCGAAATGGCAAACGTCCAATCGATCACCGGCGCCAGCAAGCGCGAGCTCGATGCGCTCACCAACTCGGCCCGCGAATGGGGGCGCATCACCGCCTTTAGCGCAAGGGAGGCCTCCCAGGCGCAATACGCGCTGGCCAGCGCGGGCCTCGACGTCAAGCAAGTCATCGGCTCGCTCGGCCCGGTCCTCAAGTTTGCCGGCGCTGCCCAGGCCGAGCTCGGCCAGGCCGCCGAGATCACCGCCGGCGCCATGAATGCTTTCAAGCTCAAGGCCAAGGATACCGAGCGGATCGTTAACGTGTTCGCCGCCGGCATCAAGGCGAGCCCGCTCAACGCCGAGCGCCTGGGCGACGCGCTCGCCTACGCTGGCCCGATCGCCGGCACGTTCAACATGAGCCTCGAGGACACCGTCGGCATCCTCGGCGCATTCCACTCGGTAAACATCAAGGGAGCGATGGCCGGCACGCGCTTCGCCTCGACGATGCTCGCAATGCAAAAGGCGATGACAAGCAGCAAGGGCAGGATTTCCGAGCTCCTCAAGGCCTGGAAGCCGATGGAGACCGGACTTATCGGCGGCCTCGAGCTCCTCGAGTCGGCCGGCTACTCGGCCGAGGAGGCGCTCGCCGAGCTCGGCGCGAAGGGTGGCCCCGGCCTGGCCGCGCTCCTGACCAAGGGCACCACGGCGATCAAGGCGATGCGCGACGCCGTCACCGATACCGACCAAGCGACCGAGGCCTACAAGACGCAGATGGATACCACCTGGGGCGACTTCAAGACCCTTATGAGCGCGCTCACCGACAAGGCTATCGGCGGCTGGGGGAAGATCGAGGACGGCGTGCGCGGTTCGTTGCAGCGCATGACCGAGGAGATCAATTCATGGGGGCAGAGTATCCAGGACGAGGCCATTCAGTCGATGAAGGACCTCGGCCAGGAGATCGAGCATATCCAGCAGCTCACCGCGATCCGCGACCTCGTCGATACCACAGCGGAGCTCAACAGCGAGAGCGGGAGCCTCTTTGACGCATTCGAGGCCCTGGGCAAGACGACCGAGCGTTACGATACGAGCGTCAAGCGCCTCGGCGCCGTCATGTCCGACGGCACTTTCGCCGCAAAGGGCCTGCATTCGAGCTTCAACGATCTCGCCGTCAGTGAGGGCTATTGGGTTGGCATGGTCGCCAAGGATGCGATTCAAATGATGGAGCAACAGAATCGCGCAATGGATGCGGCCGACGAGCGCGCCCGACAGCTCGCCGAGAGCTTCGACGCTCTCGGCGTTGACTTCACGAGCCTCCTTGGCGATATCCGCGCCCTACACGGCACGCAAGACCCGTTCAACACGGCCAACGCCGAGACCGCCGCCGCGCTGATAGAGCGGATCAGCGAAGCCCAGCGCGAGGTGAACATCGGCCTCCTCAAGGGCGAGATCAGCGGCGAGGCCTGGGCGACGATGCGCGACCGGCTCGAGGAATACCGCAAGGCCCTCGACCTCTATGAAACCAAGCTACGCACGCTCATGGAGCTCGAGGCCCAACGCAAGGAGCTCATCGAGGCCGGCGCTGGCGGCGGCCCCGGCGGCGGCGGCGAGGAGGGTGCGATCGACCCGATCCGCGCCCTCCTCGAGGGCCGCGAGACTCCCGGCGGCGCCAACATGGCCGTCGATGACGCCCTCAAGGGCGCCGGCGACTTCTCTGGCGAGTTCGCCGATCCGGCCGAGCGCTTTAACGATATGATCGACGCCATGGCCGAGACCCGCGCCGAGGCCGAGATCCTCACCGACGCTTTCAATAACCTCGGCGCCTTCGGTGAGCAGGCAATGACCTCGCTGATCGACGCGAGCATTGCGGCCGTGCGCGGCTCGAAAAAGAGCTACGGGGAAATGGGCAAGGTCCTCGCGAAATGGACGGCCGACACGCTCAAAGCCGTCGCCTCTCAGGCCGCCGGTAAGGCCCTGTTTTACACGGCCGAAGGACTCGCCCACTTGAGCATGGGCAACGGCGTCAAGGCCGGCGAGGCCTTCGCCGCCGCGAAAACCTACGCCGTAACGGCTGGCGTTGCCGGCACCATGGCCGTCGCCGTCGGCGCCGTCAGCGCCAACAACGCACCGACAGGCGCTTTTATGTCCGAGCGCGAGAAAGAGGAAACCGCCGGCCTGGACACCTCGAGCGCGGCATCCGGCTCGCGGGCGATCACGAGCTCACAGGTCGCTCAGGCCGCCGCCGCGATCCACGTGACGCACGTTTACTATGGCAACGTCTACTTCGGCGATCAAAACCAAGCGACGACCGAGGCGATTCAGGACCAAATTGATACTGGCGCGCTTTCCTTCGGCGAGGAGGTCTCCTAAATGAGCACCCGCGCTTTTCTCGGAATCGAAGCCCAGCCCGCCGCCGTCGATTGCATGAGGGCGGCCGCCGGCCTCTACGTGCCTAACCATGCTTTCCGCGACGGCAACGCCAACCTTTACAGCGGGACCAAGACCGGCAACGGCGACGGCCTCTCGTGGAATAGGACGAAATATCGCGGCTGGTATTATCACGGCGCCGACGCCGGCGACGCCTATGGACACTACGGCGGCGCAAAAAGCCCTTACGGATTTCTCGACGCCTCGAGCCTCTACATCGCCACCGATCAAACGACCGCCACCGCGCCCGACTTCGCGACCAATCACCGCGTTTTGGCCGCGACGATTCATACCGATTACATTCCGTTCAACCGCTACTTTGCCGCGCACTATGACAAGGCGATCACGCTTGCGCTCGCCGCCGTCGTGCCGGCCGACGTGACGATCGGAACCAACCTCAAGGCCTTCCTCGCCTGCTACGATTCCGACGGCGCCCTCATCACGGCCGGCACTCATGGCACGCCGCCGCTCACCGAGGCCAACCCCGTTGAGCTGGTCTTTGACGACGCCGGCACGACCGGCACCGGAGATTGGCAGCGGCTCCTTGCCTCGACAGCCGAGGTCATGCCGGCCGGCACCGCCTATGTAATTCTCCATATCGGGCACAACAGTCCCGACAGCGCAAATACCGGCCTCGTCTATGGCGACCTCTCGCTCATGCTCAACCCGGCCAATGTTTCAATCGCCGAGAGCTCGCCGGTGCTGTTTCAGGATCTCGACCCGGTCGAGCTCCGCGTCGGCAGCGCAATGGCCTGGGAGGCCCTCGGCGCCTCGAGTCGCGTTATGCTCTCAGGCCAGCGCGTGCGCTCGGTCGGAATCAAGGACGGCCTCAAGGCGCGCTTTCATGCCGTGTTCACCAAAATCAGCGATGAAGCGTATCAGGAGCTCCTCACGATCTGGCACTTGAGCACGCTCGGCCTCGGCCAGCACGTGCCCGAGCCGGTGCCGGTTTGCATCGACTTCGGGCTCGGCCAGCTTCCCTTTTTCGGTTACTACAACGTCACACGCGCCAGTTTCAGCGGGAGCTTTCATCCTCATTGGACACTGGCCGGCCAAGGCTACGACGTCGCGCTCGAGCTCGAGGAGGCCTAGCCTTGCGGACCTTGTTCGAGATCCAGACCGACACGCCCGCCATTTGGGAGGACTATAGCGATCGCGTCGTTTTCGACGGCCTGGGCGCCATCAGCTACAAGGCCGGCCGCGATGGCCGGCCGATTCTGAGCCCACCCTCGGTCCTGACGATCGACAACCGCGACGGCCACTTTTTCACCGAGCCCGACGCCGTTGGTAGCGTGTTCGCTTCCGGCTGGGAGGGCCGCCGCGTGCGCTTCAAGCTCGAGCATGGCGGACAGGACGCAATCACGATTGGAACCTTTCGCGTCACCGACGAGGACGGCCTCCGCTCAGGCCGCGACGGCTGGGCGCAACTTCGCCTTGAGAGCCTGGCCGAGGAGCTCAAGCGCGGCGATGCGAGCGAGATCGCCCACGGTCGAGGTTGGTATCCTGATATCCCTTGGACCGTCGCAATTCAGCGCACCCTGAAGCCCGAGGAAACCGGCGGCATCGCCTTGCCGAGCGACGCCATCGCCTTCGAGGAAACGCGCCGCGCCATCAGCTCGGCCGGCCGGCCCGGCGATCGGACCTCAAGCGGATTCGACGCGCTCAGGACCCGCGCCGCCGACGCTTGCTTTAACGAAGCCAATGGCCGTTTCGCCTTCCTCACCGTCGAGGGCGGCATATGGGAGCTCGAGCCAACAACGGGAATTTATACCGAAGTCTCGAAGTCATGGACCCTTGCCAACAACCGCGATGCGCTCCGAATTTGGTGGAGCCAGCAAAGCACTGGCGACGGCACCTATTTTGTCCTCACGGCTCCCGGCAACACGGCCTATGGTTGGGGCGGCTTCCGCGAGCGCTATGCCAAGGGGACTTCGTTCAACATCTACCGCACCGACCAGGCGAGCGCGGTCGGCGGCGCCGGCGCCTCGGACTCGGAGAACGTCCTCACGCCCTGCCTCGTGCGCGATCACATCAACGAGAAGCCCGACCCGCTCGGCAACGGCGGGATCGGCGCGAGCGGTTACAACGTCTACGGGATGCGAGTCTATGGAAACGAGTATTATGCCTTCGCCGACAATGACAGCTATCACTTTGGGATCAGGGAGCGGCGCGAGGCGATCCTCATTCCCTTCGCGCAATACGCCTATCCGCTCGAGCTGAGAAACTTCACCGTCGGTGCTGAGATCGACGAGGTCGAGATATTCAAGGTCAAGCGCGGCCATGATTGGGAGGCCGCGCCGATCAACGCCTACTCGCCCGACAACGATAACCGTTGGACCGTCGGTCCCAATGAGGGCGCTGGCTCGAGCGGTCGCTGGGCGACCCTCAACAATCGCGCCGGCGCCGGTTATTATAGCTTCGTCCTCCTCGACGACGACCTCACCCTCACCGATCTCGACCCGGCGACCTGGGCGCATTTTTACACCGGCCTCAAGCACTCGATCGGCCAAGGCCCCATGGTCGATCTCTCGACCGATCACCGTGACGGCATCGCCGCCTATGATGGCGTTTACTGGCTCGCATACTTCCGATATAACACGGCCACGCGCACCTATCGCCTGATCTGTGCGTTTAACGACGGCTCGACGCAATCGGAGGTCGAGGTCGCCGAGCTCAAGGAGCACCGGCTTCCGACCTTCGTGGTTTGCGATATCACGCGCCCGACCGACAACCGAGGCCAGCGCGGCGCGATCATCTACGGCTGGATCGACTACGACCCGCAGCCGATCGCCGATCACGAGGTCGGCCCCGACACGAATGCCAACGGTACTTGCGTGATGGCCGAGAGTGGCATCGACGTGTGCCCGGTCGATACCGCGAGCCACTCGGCCGCGCCGACCTTCTCGGCCCAGGGCGGCACCGTCGTCCGCTTCCGCGAGTTCGAGGACGACGCCCCACTCGACCGACATAATCAGGGCGGCACAAATGAGCACATTTCCGGCCGATGGACTCCGATTGCAATAGGGTTCAAGCGCTACCTCCAAGACGGCCTCCCTAACAATCGGACGCACTACAACGCCGTCATATCCTGCATCGACCGCGCCGAGCTCGAGCCCTATGAGCCCGGCACCGAGAGCTATGAGCAAGCCCGCGCCGGCACGGCGACCTATCGCCTTTTCTATCTACACATCACGATCGCCGGCGCCTCGGCCGTCGAGCCTTACGCCTATGCCACGTCGATCACCGACACGCGAGGGCCTGGCGTCGATATCCAGCACGGCAGCCCCTTGCCCTGGATGGGGTTCTCCCGCCTTTGTCGCGGCCGCGATGGCGACGAGGAGACCAACAACACCGCCCAGCACGTATACGCCTACAGCCCGGCCGATCGCGGCCTTTACGCTTTCGCATGCGACGATACCGGCCTCGGCCGGCCGGCGCCGGTCGGCCACGTGCAGAGTACGGAAATTTGGTTTGGTCCCGGCACCCTCGCCGTCGGCAATGATGGCGACGGCGACCTTGAGGCGCCCATTGTTGCCGGCGTAACCTGGCCGACCTTCCCCGGCGCCGACTTCGAGCGCCTCCCGAATGGGAATTATCAGGCCTGGCTCTACGGGCCGCATCACATGGGCCGCGTGCCGTTGCTCGATAACAAGGACACGAATAAGCTCACGGCCATCGGCAAGCTCGCCGACCTCGCCGACCATGTTTTCCTCTACGGCCGCGACGGCGTCGCCGAGCTCAAGGCCTACCCGGCATCCGACGCCTCGGCCGATCTGACGATCAGGGCGCCCGAGCACGTCGGCCAGGCCGAGCGCTCTCGCACCGAGATCGTCAACACCTCCCAGCGCTCGGTTTATGACGTGCACCCCGGCGAAATCAGCATTACCCGTTTTCTCGCCCCTGGTAGCGTGTTCGCCGCCGAGCCGATCGTCACCGGCCTCGGAAGCTATCCGCTCGAGCTCGAGCTCCGTTGCATCCTGGCCGGCCGGCCAAGCGATGCGAGTCACTACCAAAGCGGCCGATCGCCTTGGCGCTCGCGTTGTCTTTTCGGCTGGCGCATGACGACCGCCCGCGTTAAGACCCAGCTCGCCGCCGCCGCGACCGGCGGCTACGGCTTCCTGGCCGTCGAGTCGCTTGAGGGCATTGCAATCGGTGACACCGTCACGCTCGGCCTCGAGGACGCCGATATCCGAATCACGACCATCTATCCCGGCAACATTCTCGCGCTGGCCGAGCCTCTAGCGAACAGCTACAGCGCCGGCGACGCCGTGCACATCGACCCGAGCTTTACCGCGAATTGGTCGCACCAGCTTCGGCGCGACGAAAGCACCGGCCGCTATGTTGGCATCGCCGAGCTCCTGGCCGGCGGCAATGTCGGCGACAGGGTTATCAGGGTTAGCACGCTCGAGCCATTCGCGCCCGGCACGCTCATCAGGATTCATCCTCACGGCGACGACTTCGTTGCCGGCGCTTCTACGCCCGACTATCTCGACGCCTATCGCGTCAAGGCCGTGCGCTCGGAGACCATGACCGGCGCCTATAACGAGCTCGAGATCGAGAGCCTCGGATCGACTCCCGGCGGCCTGGTCACGGCCGTCAGTGAGGGCGACCCGATCACCTGTTTCGTCAATATCCCGCCCAACTCCCTGATCCAGCGCGTCGGGCAAAGCGGCATCATGGTCGGCCTAGTCGGCACGGCGACGACGGCCGACGAGGAAGCCGGCGAGAGCCCGCTCGCCGAGGGCGATCTGATCCGCGTCGTCTATCCCGGCCTCGAGCTGAAACGGAATCAGCACAGCCGCATTTTCATCGCCGATAGCGATAGCGTCGGCACCTACGGCACGCGCAAGGCCAAGCGCCGCACGCCGAATAAATACGCCGACCGCGAGCTATCGACGATCCTGGCGACCCGGCAAGTCAGGCGCGGCGCCTCTGGCCGGAAGCGCTTCAAGGTCCCCGGTATCAAGATGGGCGACCCGGCCGAGCTCGAGGCCCTCGTCACGCTCAACCCCTTCGACGTCGTCAACTACGTCGATTATCGACTCATGCCCAACGCGTCGGGATACTCCGCGTTATGCCTCGTCGTCGATCACGTCTATCACCACCGCGACGCGAGCGTTGACCTCGTGCTCGAGGAGATTGATTCGAGCGCCGCCGGCGGCCGCCTCCTCGGCGAGAATAAGACGCCGATCGCGGCCGACTTCAAAGCCGCCGGCGATGACGGCGAGGTTTGGCTCGCTTGGGATAAGCCCGAGGCCTCCGACTTCGACGAGGTTGAGATCCGATGGAGCACCGCCGGCCCGATCAAGGATATCGACGACGGCACCCAGCTCGGCACCTACTCGGCCGGCACCTACTCGGCGAAGCATACGAGCCTGAGCAACGGCACGACCTACTATTACGCCGCATTCGTTAAGACGACCGCGAGCAAGGTGAGCGCGGCGAGCCATGCGACGGCTACGCCGGCGGCCGACCTGGCCGCGCCGACGAGCCTGACGGCTACGGCTGGCGATGAGGAGATCAGCCTCGCCTGGACCGACCCCAGCGGCGACGACCTGGCCGGCGTTCTCGTGCGCTACAACGAGGGAAGCACCTACCCGACGACGGCCGACGACGGCACCGGCGGCGGCACGGCCCAGGCCGGCGCCGAGGCGATCGCCGTGACCGGTCTCAAGAATGGGATTCGCTATAGTTTCAGCCTGTTCGCCATCGACGGCACCGGCTCGCCCTCGAGCGCCGCCAACGTGCGCGGCGTGCCCGACTTCGACCCCGAGGAGATCAGCGACTATATCGAGGCGAATTGGTGCGCCCACTCTATCCTTGACGACTACGCCAGCGGCGATCCGATTGACGATCTCGCCGACGCCTCGAGCGCCGGCCATGATCTCACCAAATACCTCGACGCCTATCGGCCGACCCTCGACCACTCGCACGCCGATTTCGATGATATCGCCGTCGTCGAGCACGACTATCCTGGCACGCCGCGCTTGCTCAAAGGCACGACGAATTGGGACCCGCTCATCGAGGGCGGCGCTCGAGGCGCCATGGTCATCTTTGTCGGCGCGCTCGACGTCGTCAGCATAAGTTACACGCCGATAGCACACTACGGCGCCGGTAATTATTACTGGTACTGGCGAGGGAATCGGATCGTTGTTTATGAGGACGCGAGCGCCGGCGCCCCTGGCGGTTATGCTCTGTTCACGATCAGCGGCCTGACGGCCGGCACGCCTGGGATCTACGCTTTCCGCTACTTGCCCGCCGCCGAGGCTCGAGGCTACAGCGACGCCAACGCCGAGACCGCCGACGGCAATGACGACGGCGACGCGCCCGACGACGTGACCGGCTCGCCCTCGATCCCGATATCCGTTGGGACGGTATGGGCGACCGGCAACCCGCTTGACGGCCGATGGGCGCAAATCATCCTCGTCAGCGATGCCGACACCGGCACACTTGAGCGGCTTTTCACCAAGCTCCGGGAAAAGTATCCGAGCCTCGCCACCAACATCGACGAGCACGGCGGCTTTACCACCGGATTCGACCAGGGCCTCGATATCGACGGCCCAGGCTTCACAAACGGCTTTGACCAGGGATGCAAGGCCGGAACATAGGAGGTATCAAATGGCCGACAGTGTCAGGACTCGCACCTCGCTCCTGAGCCTCTACGCCGACAACAGCACGCAAAACATCAGTCCCCAGGATCTCCGCGACGGCATCGTTTCGGTCATGGGAGTCCTCGCTCACCTGTACGTCACCGGCAACTCGACGGCGCAAACCGGCATCGGCACGAGCTATGTCACCGTCGATTGGGGCAACGGCGGCGGCGACGGTGACGACGACAACGCAGCGAGCGACTACGCCAACGATCGGATCGAGGTCGGGAGCCTCGGCGACGGCGTCTATCTCCTCGCTTTCCAGGCGAGCTTTACCGGCAGCGCAAGCGCGGAGTTTACCTTTGCTATCGCCAACAACGGCACGCCGCTCACCGGCGCCGTTTGCATGCACGAGTTCACCGCCGCCGCCGAGAAGGGTAGCTGTTCGATCGTCGCGCTGGCGACTCTATCCGACGGCGACCTTGTGACCGTTCAAGTTAAGGCCGACGCCGCGAGCAAACAGATTACCATGGCCGAGGCCCAGCTCGTTGCAAAGCGTTTGAAGTAGGGTAACGGTCTCGCTCAGGGATGGGGGCGCGACGGATGAAAGACCTAGCCAGGAGGACCCTAATAATGCCAAGAGAAGCTCGCCGGCCGGTTAGCTATGTCGTCATCGCCGCCATAATCGGGATCGCCGCTCAAGGAGTCACGGCCGGCCTGTGGCTCGGCCGTATCGAGGCCACCAAGGCCGACCGCTCGGAGATAGCCGCCGCCCGCAATGAATGGCGCGCCGAGCTCGTTGACCACGAGCGGCGCTTTACCGATCACATTGCCGGTAACGAAAACCTCGAGGGCCGGATAGTCACCGAGCTCAAGAATATCGACCGGCGCCTCGAGAGCATCGAGGACCGGCTACCGTAGGAGGCGCGTAATGCCTGAGTTTGCAATCATCGCCTCGGCGTATCACGCGCAGGGAGTTTGCATGGACGTTTTCCGCGCCAACGCAAACGGCGAGCTCACGACCATCACCGCCCGCGACGCCGAGGCGGCTCGCGCCATCGCGATCGCCTGGCTCCGCGAGAATCTCGGCGGCTCGAATTTCACCCTTCGCCATATCGACATAATCCCCGCCGAGGAAATGGGGATTGAACCAAGGAGCTAGAGCTATGTGGGATAAGATCACCGGCACCGTCGGCGCCATCCTCAAGCCGATCACGTCGCTCATCGACGACGTGCACACAAGCGACGAGGAGCGCGGCAAGCTCGCGGCCGCTCGAGATCAGGTCTCGGCGAGCCTGACGACGAAAATCCTCGAGGTCGAGACCCGCGCCCTCGAGGCCGTGACGAAAGTACAGATGGCCGAGCTCGGCCAGGACGACAAGGTCACGAAACGCTGGCGCCCCTACGTCGGCTATCTCCTGGGATCGGCCATCGGCATCAACCTCCTCGCCCCGCCGATCGCCGCGCTGATCGGTCGCACGGCCGATATTCCCCAGGCCGATCCTGAGCTCGTGCTCATCGCCGCGAGCTTGCTCGGCGTCAAGGCCGTCGGCCGCAGTATCGAGAAGCGCGCCCGAACGCTCCTCGGCAAGGCCGGCGGCGATTAAGCCCGAGGGCGCGCCCTTTCGCCTGCTCGGCGCTCTCGGCGGCCGCCGGTGCTCCCTGGGAGCGCTGGCGGCTTTTTCATGCTCGGACCTGACCCGAGCCCAGGCGCGCACCACGCCGGCCGCTCCTGGCGCTGGCCGAGAGATCCAGGCCCGAGCCGGGCAATCAGGCGCCGAAGCCCTCGAGGCGCTCAGGCGGCCGCTCAGGAGCTCAGGCGAGGCCGGCAGAAAAGGGAAAGAAAAAGAGAGAAAATTAGCGCAAGGAGTTGACAGGAAAGCAGGAAAGGAGTATAAATAGAGCATGACAAACGACCAGCGCATCAGCTTTCCGACCCCGAGCCCCAGGAGGGACACCATGAATCCGGCGATCCTGACTCCCCGCGTTTCGCTCCTCGTTAACTTCGGCGCTCTCGTGCGCTTCATCGCCATCGACACCGAGCGCGGCCTCCTCGTCGAGATCGCCGATATCAGCCGCAACGGCATCGGCCAAGGCGGCGCCGGTGAGCGCTACTACGCCGACCCGGCCAAGTGCCGGCGCGCCGTGCCCGGTTTTGATTATGCCTACGGCGCCGATCCGGTCCCTTACGCTATGGCAAAGGAGGCCTAGCATGACCACCAACAACGCCGAGCTCACCGTCACCGAAGCGACCCGCCGACTCAACGCCGGCGGCGTCGCGTGCTCGTCGCCGACCGTGCGCGCCTGGCTCGACGACGGCACGCTCACCGGCCGCACGCTCAACCGGCCGAGCGGCCGCCGCTTCATCGCCATCGACGTCGAGAGCGTCGAGGCCCTCATCGCCAAACTCACCAAAACCCAGGAGAATTAGGCTGTGGAATATACTGACTTTGTTTCCCAGAAAAGAGCCGCCCGCGTCGATGCCGGGTTTAACCCCGGAGAACTGTCATCCGGCCTTTTCGACTGGCAGGCGGCGGTTGTCCGTTGGGCGCTGCGGAAAGGGAGGGCCGCGATCTTCGCCGACACGGGCCTCGGCAAAACTTTTATGCAATGCGAATGGGCGCGGCATGTCGCGGACCATGCGGATGGGGGAGTACTCATCTTGGCCCCGCTCGCGGTGGCGAAACAAACCCAGCTCGAGGCCGCGAGATTCGGCATCAATGTCGAATATGTGAGGGAGCCGCCCCGGACTAGCCGGGGCGTGTGGGCAACCAATTACGAGATGGCGGGGGCATTCGACCTCGCGTCATTCGATGGAATCGTGCTAGATGAGTCCAGCATCCTCAAGAGTCAAACGGGAAAGATCCGGTCTAAGCTCATATCGGATTGCCAGAAGATTCCCTATCGGTTAAGCTGCACCGCCACTCCGTCGCCGAATGACCACATGGAGCTTGGCAACCAGGCCGAGTTTCTGGGCGTGATGAGCATGGCCGAAATGCTCGCCATGTACTTCACGCACGACGGCAGCTCAACCCAGAACTGGAGACTTAAGGGGCATGGGCGTGCGAGATTCTGGGAATGGCTCGCCACATGGGCCGCGTACATAAGAAAGCCGTCTGACATCGGCTATCCCGATGATGGCTATGATCTCCCCCCGATGAACATCTCTGAACACGAAGTGAAAACTGCGAAGGCGGGGGACGGGGCGCTATTCCCCGCGCCCGCGCAAACGATGACAGAGCGGCGCAAGGCGAAGCGAGACAGCATCGCGCAGCGAGTGGCGAGGGCGGCGGCCCTAGTCAACGAATCCGATGAGGAGTGGATAGTGTGGTGTCACCTAAACGCAGAGCAGGACGCGCTTGAATCTGCGATAATCCGAGATTGCGTTAGCGTCCGGGGGGCGGATTCGATAGAGGACAAGGAGTCTCGGCTTTCCGCGTTCGCGGCGGGTCGGGCGAAAATCCTGATATCAAAGCCGTCCATCGCCGGGTTCGGTCTCAATCTCCAGCACACCAGGAACATGGTGTTCGTTGGGCTGGATGATAGTTTTGAGAAATTCTACCAAGCCGTGCGCCGCCAATACCGCTTCGGGCAAACCAGGGAAGTCAATGTCCATATTGTGACGAGCGACGGCGAGGGGGCAATTCGGGCGAACATTGAAAGGAAGCGCATGCAGCACGAAGAGGTGTCGGCGGAAATGGCTGCGCTTATGGGTCCGGCGATGAAGTCCGAAATCGTTGGGGCGATTCACACTAGCACCGGCTATGACGCCGGGCAGAATATGGAGGTTCCGTCTTGGTTAAATCGATAGATCAAGAAGTCACCGACGACTATGCAATTTATCACGGGGATTGCGTAGAGTTGATCAGGGGGATCCCCGACGACTCGATAGGGCTTTCCGTCTACAGCCCCCCGTTCTCGTCGCTATTCACCTACAGCGACTCTGACCGCGACATGGGCAACAGCAACGGCGACGATGAATTCTTCACGCACTATCGGTATCTTATCGCCGAGCATTACCGGACAATGATGCCGGGCAGAATAGTCGCCGTCCACTGCATGAACTTACCCACGTCGAAGCAAAACCACGGATTCGTCGGGCTGCGCGACTTTCGGGGGGAAATCATCCGGGAATTCATCGCGGCGGGATTCATCTATCACTCGGAGGTCTGTATATGGAAAGATCCTGTGACTGCGATGCAGCGCACCAAGGCCGTGGGGCTGCTGCACAAGACCATCGAAAAGGATAGTTCGCAGTCGCGGATGGGGATCCCTGACTACCTGTGCATGTTCCGCAAGCCCGGCGAGAACCCGGAGCCAGTAGCGGGGAGACTCAGGATCGACGATTTCGCCGGAGCTCGCCCGCCGGATGTGGCGCTCGACGCCTTTAACGGCGAAGTCGATAGGTGGAATTCGATCAATATTTGGCAGCGATATGCATCGCCAGTGTGGGGCGACATCCGCCAATCCAACACCCTGCAATATCGCGATGCCAGGGACAACGACGACGAACGGCATATATGCCCGCTCCAGCTTGATGTTATCGACCGGGCGATGCAGCTATGGAGTAACCCAGGCGACACGGTATTGTCCCCGTTCGGGGGCATCGGATCGGAGGGGTATGTCGCCGTGAGAATGGGGCGCAAGCCCGTCATGTTTGAGCTTAAGGCGTCCTACTTCGAGATCCAGCGGAAGCACATGAGGCAAGCGGTTGACGAGCGAGACACCCCAACGCTATTCGATCAATCGGACACATCCACCCCGAAGCCCGCCGACACTTGCCGGTAATAAGTGGCCTCATAGACCACGGGGCGTGAGCTTCACTGGTGGAATTGATCGAGCCCGCTGGGCTCATGCGGCGCCGGCGGCGGCCGCTCATGGTCGCCGCCGGCATTACAATAGGGAGAAGCTATGGCAACGAAACTCCGAGGCGACTATCGAACGATCAACGCCTCATTTTGGGATGACCCTGACGTACAGGCCGAGCTCACGCCGGAGGCCCGGCTCGCCTTCGCCGTGCTCCGCACCTGTCAGAGCTACGGCCTCGCCGGGATCTTCCGCTACTACCTCGCCACCTTTCGCGCCCAGGCCGGCCTCACCGTCGAACGCGGTTGGTCTGACAATCAGGCGCTCGGCCTGTTCACCGAGCTCGAGCGCGCCGGCTACCTGGCGCACGACGCCGAGCGTTCGGTTGTCTGGATCATCGACGGCCTCCGCTGGGACCCGCACGTTTCCCTGGCTCACGCTCGTCAGCGCGCCGGCGTGCTCGCGCAACTCCGCTCGCTCCCGCGCACGCGGCTCCTGCTACCGTTCCTCGACCGCTACAATCTCCTCGACCTTGAGGAGGCCGAGGACCTCGCGACGAGAGCACGGGAAAGCGTAAACGATCCCGCCTCATTAGACGATCACCCCCAGCTAGAGGCTTTCCCGCGTTTGAATTTAGTGGATACCGAAATTTCAAAACGCGATGGTCCTCCTACTCCTACTCCTACTCCTACTCTTACTCCTACTCCTAAACCTACACCTAGCGCGAAGCCCTCACCGCCGGCGCCGCCGGCGGCCGCGCACGAGAAGCGCGACGAGGAGAGGCGGCTCGAAAGCCAGCGCCTCCTCGACGAGCTGATCGGAAACGCCGAGGAGCTCGAAGCCGGCGGCGGCACGGTCGCCGCGCTCTACTTCGCCGAGGCCGAGCGCGGCCTCGTGGACTACTACGCCACGCGAGGAGGGCGATGGACGCCGACCCGTCGCCGGAATCTCCTGAGCCAGCTCAAGCGCTACGATCTCCGCGCCGCGCTGGCCGGCCTCGAGGTTTACGCCGACAAGCACGCCGGCGCGAAGGATGAGCGATTCCTCGCCGGCATTGCCCGACGGATGGAGCGCGACCTTGGCAGCCCTCAAGGCCGCAAGGAATTCGACCGAGAGCTCGCCCGCCATCGCAAGAGCGCCGGCGCTGGCGTGTTCTCGCAAGCCCAGGAGGAGCTCGATGAGCGACGCGCCTGAGACCCGCACGAGCTTCGGCCGCGCCCGACGGGGCACCGGCCAGGAGCGCAAGAGCCTCGACCTCGGAAAGCCTCGATACCTTCATCTCGACGAGGACGGCCTCACCACTTGGCTATGGTGCGCCCGGTGCGGCGCCCGGCGCGCTGGCAACGGCGCCGGCTTCGCTGGCGGCTGGCTCCACCTGTTGCACCCTGACGCCCAGCCCGGCGAGCTCCTACCGAGGATCGTCGCCGTGATCCCTTGCGACTGTGAGCTCGGAAAGATCCGGCGCCGGGCGGCCCTCGCCAACGGCGCCGACCCGATTCCCGGGCTCGACCGCTTCAAGCCCTCGCGCCTTCGAGGGCCTCACTTCGTCAGGACAGGAGAGATCGCCGGCCCATTCGCCGGCGAGGACCCGCCGGCAGATCACGCCGCCGGCGAAACCCTCGAGCTCGCTGACCAATCCGAGCTCGAATTTTAGGGAGGAAAGCAATGAGCAACGAACCAACCGATTGGCGCGACCTCGTGCCCGAGCGTGAGCCGCGCCGGATCTCCGACCGCGAGGAGCTCGAGCCGCGCACGCGAAAGCTATGCACGGCCCTCCTCGAGCGCGCCGACGCCGCCGGCGTGCCGGCCATCCTGATCGAGACCGTCCGCTATGAGGGCCGCCAGGCCTGGCTCTACGCGGCCGGCCGCACGCGGGAAGGCCGCAAGGTAACAAACGCCAAGCCCGGCGAGACCTGGCATGACCCGGCCTCGCGCCGCGCTTTCGACGTTGTGCTCATCGACGCGGCCGGCCGCGCCTGGTGGGATGCGCCGGCCGAGCGCTGGGACAAGCTCGGCGCCATCGGCAAGGGCCTCGGCCTGACCTGGGGCGGCGACTTCCCTGGCCTCCGCGATGCCGGACATTTCCAGCTCGACCGCGTCACGCTCGCCGAGGCCAAGAGCATCATCGACGCCTATCGCGTCAAGGCCGTGCGCGCCGAGCTCATCATCGCCGACCAGCGCGCCCTCGCCCTCGCACGCGAGCTCACCGAGCTCCGCGAGATCCTCGAGGGCCTGGTCGATTTCGTTGGCGCGCCGGCCGACAACGAGGAGCTCGAAACATGAACCGAGGCGAGCGACCGCACACCGCCGGCGCGCCTGTAGTGCTCGCCTTGCTCACGCTCGTCATCTACCTCGCCCTCGGCCTGGTCGCCGTCGGCGTTGCAACCTGTACCCAAACCAAGGAGGGCACGCCTCATGCCCACGCTAGAAATCACCGTTAAGCACCCGACCGCAAACCCTGAGCTCATCAAGTCGCGCCCCCGCCTCGTGTCGCACGCGATCATTCGCGAGCGCCAGGGGAAGAACGGCCGCAAGGCCGTCGAGCGGCTCGAGCTTCCTGGCCTAGGAAGCGCCGGCCCGCTCGCTTTCGAGGCGATCCGATATGCGGCCCTTGCGATCCTCCGCTCAACCGACGAGCACGGTACGCCGCCGCCGCTTGTCCGCACGAGGAGGTAAGCAATGCGCGCAGAGATCACCAAAAGCGGCCGGCTTGTTGTTGTCGGCGACACGCCGGCCGAGGACCTCGCCCTCGAGCGCTGGGCCGAGCATTGGAGCGCGACCGCAAAGCATGAGCTCATGCGCGCCGAGCTCGCGGCCTACATGGACGGGCTCGCCGGTGAGGACGGGAATGATTACGCCGACCCAGGCCCGTCGCCGACGCCGCCGACCGGCTGGCCCGAGCTCGGCGTCATTCAGCTCGGCAACATTCGCGAGCTCAAAGGGGGGAATTATGCGGATCGTTGACCCGTCGGATCTCCTGGCCGAGGACCTTCGCGCCGAGCTCCTCGTCGCGCTCTACAAGCACGGCTCGGAGATTCTCAGCGAGCAGCCTCGCGACGCCGTGAGCGACCGCCGGCGATGGCGCCTGCATGGGCCTGGCGGTTGGGTAGAGTTCGCGGCCGCCGGCCGTGACGCGCTCGAGCTCGTCGCGTGTTCGGACGACGGCGAGGAATACCTCGCCGCCCAGGCCGCCGCCTTCGCGCCCTCGGCGGCTCGGAAGCTCGTGCGCGGCGCCTTGGATGCATGGGCAGGCCGTCAGCAATGCGACCTGTTCACGACGTAGGAGGGAGAGAGCGACCCGCGTGACCCGGCCGACCCGGTCACGTCGGTCACTTGGCGGCCGCC